GTTTCTGAATTAACTAGTAAAAGTACCAGTTTAGAATCAAGGAATAAAGATTTAGAGTCATCTGTTTCTGAATTAACTAGTAAAAGTACCAGTTTAGAATCGAGGAACAAAGATTTAGAATCATCTGTTTCTGAATTAACTAGTAAAAGTACCAGTTTAGAATCAAGGAACAAAGATTTAGAGTCATCTGTTTCTGAATTAACTAGTAAAAGTACCAGTTTAGAATCAAGGAACAAAGATTTAGAGTCATCTGTTTCTAATCTTAATACATCAGTATCAGATCTTACTGGTAAGAACAGGGGCTTAGAATCATCTGTCTTAGAATTAACTAATAAAAATAAAGATCTGGTATCTTCTATATCAACATTAAACACTACTATTTCTGAATTATCAGGTAAAAAACAAGATGTAGATGTTTCTATTTCAAATTTGAATTCTATAATTTCAGAATTAACTGGTAAGAATAGGGGGTTAGAATCTTCAGTTGCTGAATTGAAAGATAAAACAATAGGTTTAGAATCATCTATTTTAGAATACAAAACGTTGTACGATGGTCAATCAAATCAAATCGTTTTAATTAAAAAACAATATGAAGACAAGATTGAATCTATTACTAAACAATACAATGATGCTTTACAACAAGTAAATGAATGTCGTAAACAAATAGTAGATCAAAATCAATCTATATTGGACGGTATTAACAAACACAAGGAATCCTTAAAGGAATTTATAGCATCAAAAGATCTTAAAATAGAAGATTTAGAAAGGATTCATTTACAAGATGTAGAGGAAAGACACAAGTTACAACAACGTTTAGATGATATGCTGAAAGGTGAACAGGCTTCATTAGAAAATTTGAAATCTAACAAGGATATAATTATGGATTACGAAGTTCGTTTAAGTGAAAGTACAAAGCGAGCTAATGAATTAACAAATGCAATTGAGCGAATAAAATCAGAATTATCAATAGCTAAGGAGGAATTAAAACAATCTGCTTTACAGAAAGATTTATTAGATGGGTATAAAACAAGATGTAAGGAAAAGTTATTACAAGAAAAAGATCAAGTTATAGCTGCGATACGTGATTATGTTAAAAAGTGGATATCTTGGGTTGAAAAATCTAGGATTGACGTATCTGAACAAAAACGCAAATTATTAAAAGATTTTGAATTAGCAAAAGGTAATTTACAAAGTGTTTTAGATACGGAGTTAAATAAATCAAATGTTTCTAATAAAGAAATTCAACGCTTAAAACAAAATATATTAGACGTAGAATCTTATCTTAAAAAGACAATCAATGATCAATTAACACAATTGTCTTTAAAGGATGATATTATTAAACAAAAGGATAAAAGTATTTCTGATATGACATCTGAAAAATCTGATTTACAAAGGAATGTATCGGAAAAAGAAAGTATTATATTGGAAAAAGAAAGAACTATATCAGAAAGGGGTAGTCAAATTGTGAAGATGCAATCTGAAATAGATAGACTTAAGGATATAAATAAACGTATACCGGAATTACAAAAAGAACTTGCAGAAGTAAGGGGATTATTAGAACGAAATAGAAATACTCCTATACAAAAAATAGTAGATTATGATAATTGTTATACCATAGTTACAAATTTTGCTTCACTAAACAATATTTTTTATAGAAAACAAGAAATCATAAAGAAATTAGATGATATTATAACAAATAATTTAGGGGCATTTGAACAGCTTAGTGATACAATGAAACAGACTATACGATCAGATTTTGAAAAAGTAAAAACAGAAATTATAAATCATATTAAATTTTTAAACTTGGCGGATTATATAAGTAGTCCAAATTTTGAATATTTGAAATCAAAAACATCAAGATCAAGAGTTCCTGAATCGTATTGTCAGGGTCTTGTTAATCTATTGGATTACTGGGAAGTTAATAAAATAGAATATAGACAACAAGATATGCGTTTAACAAATATTTATGAAGATTTAGCTGGAGCTGTTAGGATATATATTAGAATAAGACCATTGCTTAGTAATCAAAAAAATGAAAATGTTATAGAATTACAGACGATTGAAAAGAAACGAACAAAATCTTTATATGTAGATTGTTCATCTGTTCCAAATACAAAATACAAAGAACGTTCTGTTTTTGGTGAATTCTATGGAATTTTTGAAGAAGATTTTATAAATGCAGATGTATATACTGGTCAACGAGGTACAATATCTGATGATAGTTTAAAGATAAATACAAATGATATTATAGAATCATCTGAATCAACAAGTCCAGGATTATATACCACATTTAAACAGGTTGAAGATGGATATTCGATTGTTATTTTTGGATATGGTTTAAGTGGGAGTGGTAAAACAGCTACATTATTAGGTTTAAATGGGGGTCCTGGTATATTACATTACGGATTAGCAAATTTAGAAGGTGTGGAAAACATTCGATTAAAACATTTATTTGAACAATACTATGACAAAATAAACTTTAACAATCGTCAAGTCTCTGGAAGAATTCATAATTTAATTGGTAAAATACCACAACTAAATGATTTATCTATAGATGAAACAATTCAATTTGAAAAGCAAATACCTAGCTTTATTAATACAAAATCATTGCGAGTACAAGATTTATATAGTTTAACTGAAACCATTGATAAATATCGTGTAGAAAAAAAACGTATAAAACAAACACCTAACAATCCAAATTCAAGTAGATCACATTTATATTTTGTATTTGAAATAGAATTTAAAGGTGGTAAACGAGGTTTTGTAACTATAGTTGATACAGCTGGTAGAGAATCTCCAGTTGACATCTTTAATACTTTTATAGATACTACAACAACTTCTATAGGTAGTGTTATGGCACCTCCACCAGTTGGAGGTGTTGTAAATATTGCTAAAAATTTAAAACCAGAATATAAAGACAAATATACTCCAGAACAAGTATTTGGTATTTTAAACGAGGGATTTTATATAAACGAAACTATTAATCATTTAGTTTATTATTTTAATTTGAAAAATGGAAAAACTATAGAGACACCTAAACAAAAAGTAGATAAAAGATATAACGTTGTTTATAAAGTACAAAATTATTTTGTACAACCACAAGATGAATCAAATGGTATAGATGGAAGCAATAATTCCTTAATGATTCCTATACTTAAATTCTTAGATAACTTGGGCAGTAAACAAAAAACTAGTACTCAGGATTGGAAACCAACTAAATTTATTACTATTTGTTGTGTTAGACAAGAAGCAAAATATTGTGACCAAACAATGGAAACAATACAATTTGCACAAAATGTAAAAAGTAGTTGAAAAAGTTATACAAAATAATTATATTAGATATTCTAATTATTTTGCAATTATCGCTTTATAACGAATATAGAACTACTTAATAAACACAAAAATAACAATATTAAAACTATTGTAATATTTGTATCAACGCAGCCCTTTGATTCTTCAAGAGGTCCATCTGGACAAGGTTTACCTCCATTAGTTGGAGCTTCACAAGTTCTAGATCTTTTAGATGTAACCCCCTTACATTCCCAATCTGACCATTCTGTTAGGCTTCCATTTGAACATACTTCTGTTTCTTCAAGAGATTCATTTGGACATGGATTACCGTTAAATTTAGGTGGGATACATTCTCTTTTTCTATTTTTATTTTTCCCGTCACAATCTGTCCATTTGCTCCACTCTGTTAAGCGTCCATGAGAACATTCTTGTAATTCTTCTAATGGTTCATTTGGACATTGATTTCCACCATATGTAGGCTGAATACATGATCTTGTTTTTTTACTTTGTTTCCCATCGCATATCCATGATCCCCACTCTGTCAAACGTCCGTGTGAACATTCATGATTTCTTTCTAATTCAGGACAAGGTGCACCTCCATTAACAGGAGCTTCGCAAGTACGTGTGCTTTTTGCATTTTTCCCATCACATATCCACGCACCCCATTCACCAGGTTTACCATCTGAACAAGTAGTAGTTTCTACTAATGGTTGATCTGGACAAGGTTTACCACCATTAAGTGGTTGTACACATTCTCTTTTTCTTGTTGCTTGTCCATTATCGCATTTCCAAGGAGTCCAGTTTGATAATCTACCATCCACACACCCTATAATTTTTTCTTGATAAAATTTTGTTCCATCTGGGCGTTTAAAACAATTATCACCAATACAAGTATTATATGTTACAACACATCCATCTTGTTTTTTATCACCGACTTGTAAACCTCCTGGTAAAGTATCATATCCACAAGGAGTTTCATCTATTATTTTATAGTAATACGCTTGACGATTATTATTAAACTGTGGTACCAAACTACGATAAGGTTTATTTATTGCAGCAAATGGTGTAAACCCACTGCAACTATCAGAATTAGTACCTTTTACACAAGCTTGTACATGCCCTGACCAATGTGCATCTTGTATACAATTTATAGTTATAATTGGATCAGTTACTTCACTATAATATTCTCGCCAACTAGCTCCCCACGAATTACTATTTGTTACAGGATGCGCATTTAAATCTACTGAAAGACGTGGACAACTAGGACAAATTGTATAACTTTCCAAAACACCATCATTTTCAGCTAACAATTCTATTTTGCTAGCATTTGTATAACAGTTTACATAAATATTCTCATAAGATGCTCCTAAATCAAGTGTCCACCATCCGTCATTTGTTCCTGTAACTGATGGATTTTTAGTTGCTTCAAATGTTTCACATTTTCTAAACCACCCCATCTGTTTACAATATGTAAATACTGATGAACTTGTAGCTTTAGATCTATCAATTGTTAATGACTCATATTTGTCATTCATTTTCACAGAAACTACAATATCACCAACATATAGAAGTTGGTCTCTAAGCAACCGTATCTTTCTAACTGGAGACATTATTAATAATTTACAATAAAATAATTATTAAAAATTGAAGTTTTTTATAAATATATGTTTACGAAATTAGAATGAAAAGGATTTCTATTCATGTAGAAGAAAACGATAAAACATATGATTTGTTAATAGGTCAATCACAAAGAGAAAATGACCAAATATTACGGGCGTGTGAACAAAATGATACGTGGTTTCATTTAGAAAATGATAGCAGCCCACATTTTATATTACAAAATGGTGGGGAAAACATTCCCAAAAGATATTTTAATCAAATAGCTAGTTTATTTAGGGAGTATAAAAACAATTTGCCAAACAAATATTCTGTTATTTATACGGAACTTAAAAATGTAAAATTAACAAAAACGCCAGGTCAAGTATTAACAGTAAAAACAAAAACAATTAAAATTTAATTGTTCTGAATAATATTTTATTTAAAAATTACGTCTTATTTAATCCAAGTATGCTTGGAGAACAATTATCTTGGGTAATTAGTACGTTATCGAATGTAGCGTGGTTGTTTGTTTTTATTCCACAAATATTAGAAAACAAACGAAATAAATCATCAGATGCAATTAGTTTTTATTTAATTTTACTTTGGTATATAGGTGACACATTTTCATCAATATCTGTAATATACAAAAATACAAGTCATATTTTATTATATGTAGGTATTTATCATATAATTTTTGATTTAATCTTTATATGTCAAGTAATATATTATAGATTACCAGCAATACAAGCATATCCTCAATTATTGAACGAAAATTCATACAAGTATGATCTTTTGTATTATACAAAGGATGTCATGACAATGCCAGAAGTTTATACATTTCTAGTATATAATTCTGTATTAATAATAACACAACTTCCATTACAATTATTTCCACGGGTTATTGTAGGAAATTTTCTTGCGTGGTTTTCAACATTTATTTTTTTAACTTCTAGATTACCCCAAATTCTGTTAAACAATCGAAGAAAACACGTTATTGGATTATCAGTTATCACATTCTTTAATATAGCAATTGCTAACCAGTTATTTTTGATATCAGTTCTTATAAATTTACTCGACTTCGATTCAAATGAAACAAAATTAAAATTTGTAATGGAAAATTTACCTTGGATAGTTGGATCATCTGGTACTATATTGTTTGATACAATTTTATTTTTTCAATTTTGGAAATATAAACATAGAAATTAAATATATGTATATTATATAATATATATTTATAAATGGATACAACTACCATTATTATAATAGCCTTAGTCTTAGTACTAGTATTATGTTGTTCAAGTTCTATGTATTTTATGAGTTATTCAGATTCTACACCAACAGAATCTACACCAACAGAATCTAAACAAGATACTCCTGTAAAAAATGATTTGTCTACATCGCCTGCACCTCCTGCACCTAAAACTTGTACAGCAGATGGAACTTGGAGTATTAATACACCTGTAACACCTGGTACAAATATTACAAGAGCATGTTCATCTGGTGGTAATCAAATAGCAATATGTAAAGAAGATGGAAGTTGGGATGTACGGGGTTGTCCAGTCCCAGACTGTCCTAATGTAGGTTGGGGTGTTGGTAAACCAGGGGTTACAATAATTGAAAGAGAATGTTCACTAGGACCATCTTATACTGGTAAACTAATAAAAAAATGTACTGCTCAAGGAGTTTGGATTGATGATAATCAATGTGTTTCTTCTGGAAACGCTGATTTGATAGATATTAGTGGAGATTGGCAAATGATGTATGGTGGTAATATGGGAACAGCAAAAATTACAGCCATAGATAATAATAATTGGAATGTGACAACATCTGGAAATGATACACCAGGACAACAATTACCCAGAGGTACAACTAAAATAAAGTATGTTGCTAATGAAGGTTATTATTATCATGGTAATCAAGCAGCTAAATTTACTAATCCTAGTCATACAAAATTAGATGGTGGAAATTATTATTTTTCAAAACAATAATATTAATGTATTGTATGTATAATGTATATATATTAATGTATATATGTATTATTTACTATAATATTCCCACGAACTTTGATTACTTTACAGTACAAATTCTAAAACAACAGACCCATTTTCAATAGTTAATATGTTGTATGAAACTGCAAATACAAATAATTTCATTTGTGGATTATTTTGACATAGTTTTAAAGCAAGAGTAATATCGTTAAACCTAGACATATTAAGTGATCCAGTTGGTTGATTATCTTCTGGTCGAATACAAAATGGCATACTATATACATATTTCATTGGTATAACAGAATGTACACTATCTGGAAAAATTGTCCTATAATAAAATTCTGGCAAATGATCAAATCTATATTTACCATCTAATAACAAAGATGCCTCTTCTATAAGAGGAGAATCATCCTCTTTATTACTATATGAAAAATAATTATTTGTATTAATGTTATCAGTTTCTACTGCAAAAAATACAATTTCTTTACAAGGATGACTAAATTTTAAATCAGAATTGTATATGTTAATAGAATTAGCTATGATTTCATCTCCATTATATTGAACTTGTTCTATTACATATTGGTGTTTTTGTTCTTGAAATTTTTTTAATATAATATCATCTAAAAATATATATTCAGCATAAATATTAGAAGTTATTATATCATGATGTGGTGGTAAATCACCATCGTAATTTATACAATCAGAAAAATTTCTTAATTTGAAATTTATTTTGATATCTTGTTTAAACATACTTAATAATGGTAATGCCATATTATAACGTTTTGTAAACCAAAAATCTAATGGGATTACTAAATCTACATCTTTTGATGCATTTTGAATATTACTCACATATGTATCTGATTTTAATAACATAAAATTCTTGCCTATTTGTTTATTATTATTGGTAAGTTCATCCCAAGCATCCATAAATTGTGGATAAAGTCTATCAACTGTAACCCCGCCTATTTGTAATTCAATAGCATCTGAAAATATACCATAACCTATGGTATCACTCCAAGATGCGTAATCACCTGTAGAAAATACAATTTTAGGTAATCGAATGTGAAGATATAATTTTGATAATAAATGTCCACGTTTAGGAATTTCACACGTGGATTTTTGTCCAAATGTAAGACTAGAGTTAAAGTCAAGTTTGACGGTATCAGTTGCAAAATTAACATAACGGTAATAATTATATTTGAAAATATTAATTTGAGGATCTTTTGTTAAATATACATCTTGAATACCAAGGGCTTGTAATTGGAAAATACTTGGTGACATCTATACTAATAATATTGAATAAAAAAAAAGTAAAATAAAAACAATACTGACAACTTTTAATAAATAATCATGAATGTGTTACCCGTTCAAACTTTATTACTATCTTTAGCTTCTTCTTTTCTAGCAGTTTCTATTTGGCAATATTGGTATACTACGTATGACTTGTTTACAATATTAGAAGTTAATGATTTTTATACATCCACATCGTTTTTATCAGTTGTGTTATCTTTATGGTTATTGAATACATCACGTTTTACGTTATTAAAATTGACCACTGTTTTTACAAATACTATTTTATGGTTTATTTGTTCTATACATATACCTGTATCATTTTTACAATGTTCAACATTGAACAAACATGTTAGTTTGGATTATTATAAAAATTCATGTTCTAGAGAATTTTCATTTTTAATGTTGTCTTGGATAAATGTATCAATTTGGAGTTATGTATTATATTTGTATACATACAGACTTTTACAAAGTTATAATATAAATAATACAACGTTTAAAAAGATAATTGTGTTTTATACATTTATTTTTACTTACATGTTTTTATCAAGTGATATAATAACAGATTTATTAATATATAATGGGGTTTTATCGGAATCACAAAAACGATATAACGTTTATAAATTAAGTGATAATTTCTATATACTACGACGTTTTAACCAAATATACATAGATAACAATCAATTCTAGAAAAATTGATTTAAAAATAACATTTTTAATATTAAAAAGATTAATCAATAAATGATTTCAAATTATTTTATAGCATCATCTTTAACAGCTATTCCATCGATCGTTGGTGCCGGAATATGGGCAGCTTCTAATGATATTTTTACTTTAGTTGGAATTTACGATTTTCATTGGTTCGTGTCAGTTACATCACTATTAGTTTCAGTTATTGCGTATATTATCCATACATTTTCATTTGTATTTGATGTAATTCAACAACGAAATTTAATATATATTCATATTGTATCGGTTTTATTAATAGGTGGACTTTATACATTATTTTGGTTTATTTCAGCAGTAAACATTTCAGTAGTCGTTAGACAATGCAATGATATTAAACATACATATTCACATTTTCTAAATGATGATTTGAAGTCGGTATATAATCCTTATAACTATAGTTGCGATGGAGAAATTGTTTCAATGATTTTTTCATATGTTAATTTTATAATCTGGGCTTTTATACTTTTCAAAAGTTCTAAAACGTGGTATAGAATTTATGTATTTAATAATACTACCACCATAAACATGCAAAATCTAGAACATCAATTTCCTTTACCACAACAACAAGAACCACAAGAACAACAAGAACAACAAGAACAACCACAAGAACAACCACAAGAACCACAAGAACCACAAGAACCACAAGAACCACAAGAACCACAAGAACCACAAGAACCACAAGAACCACAAGAACCACAAGTACAAGAACTTGTATCTTTACAACAAGTACAAGTAGAGACACCAGAAATTGTAATTGGTGAAACTGTAGAAATTATCCAAGTAGAAACTACAATTCAACAAGAAGAAGTATCTTTACAACAAGTACAAGTAGAAACAAGTTCGATTGTTGAAACTGAACAAGAACAAAAAGAGGTCCAAATACAAGGACAAGGACGTAAGAGCAAGTCTAGAAAATATTCAAAACAATATAAAAAGTAAATATTCGGAAATTTATGAACTTAAAAATAATTATATAATAATATATAATTATGGTATCAAGATTATGTTTAAAAAGATTAAATAAAGAAATTGCTATGTATCAAAAAGAAAATTTTAGTTTTCCCAATTTAATATTACGCCCTATGGAAAATGATATATTGACGTGGTTTTTTATAGTTCATGATTTACAAGAAACACCTTTTGATGGAGGTGTATACTTTGGTAAAATTTTATTAAATCAAGAATATCCATTAAAACCACCTAATTTTATATTTTTAACTCCAAATGGTCGTTTTAAGACAAATACAAAAATATGTACCACGTTTTCAGCTTATCATCAAGAAACTTATACTAGTACATGGAATATTATGTCAATGATGGAAGGAATGATATCATTTATGACAGATAAAAATCCAGATAAAGGTATTGGGTCAATTGAAACGACAGAAGAAGAAAAAATAAAATTAGCAAAAGATTCCCTAGAATGGAATAAAAATAATGACTTATTTAAATCTATATTTAGTGATATAGATAATTTATTAATAAAAACAAATTAGTCGTATTTTTTTGAGCGCAAACCATAATTTGGTTGGTTTAATTTACTTTTTAATTCAATAGTTAATGCCGAATAATATTTTTCTAGATTGTTTTCAATATTATTACATTCTAAATTAGTCGATGTTGTGTTATATGATAAAAAAGGGTTTTTTGAGTTTATAGGAGAAAACGGATTAGGTGCATATCCTTCATTTCCCAAGTTTAATTTGCTAATTTTTGTGATAACCGGTTCTAAATCTTTTGCATACCAGTTTGAAAAATCGGTAACTATTTCATTAGCACTATTATCAAAATATTCAAATATATTATTACTTTCTTGATTATAAACTTTATTTAGAAATGATTTTTGAGAATTCTCAATAGTATCGTTAGTTTGAACAAATGATGAAATTTGCAGTGGTTTTGTGTATATTACAACATCAGTTTGTGTTTCTTGAAGACATTTTATTGGTTCTGTAGTTTGTATTGAAACTGATTTATTTTCGACAGTAACACAAAGTGGAATTTTACTTAATTCATAAATAGTACGTTTTTTAAAATCTTTGGAATTCCATACCCATCCTCTATCAATAAATTCTTCTTCGCAAAAAATATCACATTTTTCATCACGAATAGTATAACGTAAATCTATAATTGATTCAGGATATTTTACCTGGTATCTATCACGTAACCATTCGTAACATTTTACAAAGCTATAATCTTCATTTAATTGATTTGAATAAACATAGTGAGTGTTTTCAATATTATCTTTTATATAAACAAGTTCGTTACTCATTTTAATATTAACAGATAAAATAAATTTAGCAATATGACGTTTATAAAAAATTGAAAACGTATTGATATAGTTAAAGATTACCGTGTACAAATGTCTTTTTCAAAGTACTTATTGCAATTTACTAAAAACACAAGTTCTGAACAAACTCATTTGTCATTTAATAATGGTAAATATAATGTACCAGATGAAAAATTAGATGAATTTTACAAACGTTATTTTAATGTTATTTCCGATGTTAAAAACGATGAAAGAAATTCACTTTACCTTATTGAAAAAGTATATAATTCTACTTTTGCATTTTTTATTGATTTAGATGTTCCAAAACGTTCTGGATATAAATTATCAGATGATGATGTTTTAGATGTTATAGCTGCAACACAAACTATTATAAGAGATATGTTTGTAGAAGATGAAAATTTGTTAAAGACAATTGTTTCAAAAAGAATGACAACAAGAGGTTGTAATTATCATATAAATTTTTATAATTTGATTGTAAATAATGCAATTGGTAAAAAGCTTATCACTGAAGTATTACAAAAAACAGATATTTTACATCAAGATTTAAAGGAATCTATTGACGTATCTGTATATAGAACAGGGATGCGTTTATTGGGTTCTAAAAAAGTTTCGAAATCGTCAAAGACAGATGAATTAGAAAAAGATACTAATGGAGTTGATTCCGTATATAAAATTTATGATATGAATACTGGAGAATTTATAGAATTAGAAAAATTGTCATTTGAACAATTTGCAAAAACTACAGTTAAAAGAATATCAACAACAAAATTATCAGAATTAAAAGTAACTGCAAAAACATCTGAAAAAGCTGTTGAAAAACAGATACCTGTCAAAGGAATTAACAATGATAAAATTAAAACAGAAATAACTAGTTTATTATTCAATTTGAAAACACAAAATGATGTTTTGTCAAATTATGATACAACTGTTCAAAGGATATATGCCAAACAAAATCGGGTTGGTATTTTTTGTTATTATGTATCTATTAATGGAAAATATTGCCCATTCAAAAATCGTGAACATGAAAGAGAAACTAGTCCTATTTACTTTGAAATAAGCATTAATGGAATTTATATGAAATGTCACGATGAAGAATGTAGAAGAAGAATTTTTCCAGACAATGGATTTGCTTTACCAGATAATTTTGAGAATGAATATCCTGAGATGTATATTAGTATGAGTACGAAATTCTGGAAGTCAGAAGTGACTTTATCAGATGACATTCGTCATTCATTAGAATCTAGTTTATCTGGTTCACATTATTCTATTGCAAAAGCTGTTTTTCAGATTTATAAAGATCGTTTTAGAGTAGATGATATTAAAAATACAGAATGGTATGAATTTAATGGAATTAGATGGAAACGTAGTCATTTAATGAATATCTTGATTTCAGAAGAATTACCTAAATATTATAGAAGTATTAAGATCAGTGATACATCTATCCAAAACAAGAATTTACAAGACTTTTTAGTTAATACTGATAAAATAGATGCCAACATGCGTAATCAGATGATTGATAATATTATCAACAAATTAGAAAATGTTAGTTTTAAAAGTAACATTATTTCACAAGTTATATATTTGTTCAAAACATATGATAATGATTTTTATACAAATTTAGATTCAACAGCTCATTTGCTAGGTTTTAAAAATGGAGTATATGATTTTAATGAAAAACGTTTCAGAGATGGAACTCAAAATGATTACTTGACATTTTCAACAGGATATGAGTATATTGATTACGATGAAATGTGTCCACATACACAAGATATTTATACATTTCTAGGTCAAATTATTCCGAACAAGCGTGTATTAGAATATACATTAAAAGTGCTTGGTAAATCATTAATAGGTGCACCAGATGAACGTTTTTATATATGGACTGGTTTATCTGGTGCAAATGGAAAGTCAACTTTGGTAAATTTTTTAGAAAATACCTTAGGTGATTATATTACAGGTGTTGATGTATCTCTTTTAACAAACAGAAGAGGTAATGCAAGTAATGCATCACCAGATGTTGTAAGACTTAGGGGTAAACGTATTTTTACATTTCAAGAACCTGAACACGATGATAATCTTAGAACTGGTATATTGAAACAATATACTGGAGGTGATACAATTGTTGCTAGAGAATTGTTTAAAGCACCAATTTCTTTTAAATTACAAGGAACAATGATTATGTGCTGTAATGATTTACCAACTGTAACTAGTGTTGATGGTGGGACTTGGAGAAGAATACGCGTGGTAGAGTTTAAGTCGAGATTTTGTGATAATCCAACAAAAGAAAACGAATTTAAAATTGATCCAAGTATTAAATACAAAATTAAATCTTGGAGACCATATTTTATGAGTATTCTTATTCATTGGTATGAAAAATTTTTAGAAGAAGGAATGAATGAACCAGATGAAGTCAAGAAAGCAACAGCTAAATACAAGGTTGACAATGACAAGTTTAACGAATTCTTTGATCAAACATTGGAAGAAGTTCAAAATGAGTTTGAATCAAACAAAACAATTTACAGTCATTTTTCTACTTGGTGGTCAAATAATTATCCAAATTCTCGTGTTCCAGATATTAAAGATCTACGTCGTGCTATGAAAATCAAATATGGAAATGAAAAAGAATCTGTTATCAATGGATGTATGAATTATGGGTTTAATATTAAAATTAAACAATCATTCAGTGAAGATCTTGACAATGACGACTTGTAAATGATTTATAATTTAATATTGAAATATTTTAACTTTTAAAATAATTTACTGTTTATCTTGGATGTTTGTTATTATTTTTTTATAATATATATATAATGAACGATAGTTTTGTTGAAAATGTAGACGTACCTATTATAGGGATTACCAATGATAATAGAAAATTAAATATTGATGATATAGATTTTGAAAAAGATATGATAAAACAAAATGAAGATGTTTTTACATGGGAACCATTATCAGAATCTTGGAGAAAAAAATTAGCATCTGAAAATTTTGTAATAAAAAATTGTTTAGGTGATGGTAATTGTCAATTTAGATCTATAGAAACGGCTTTAACAAATGCAGGATGCAAAACCAATCACGAACGTTTAAGACAATCTTTATGTAAATACATTAATGGTTTAGAAAATTCAGAATTTTTTGATATTATTCAAAATTATAGACTTGAAAAACAACACGGTGAATTTATTGGAGAGTGGGATCCCTTTACTATAAAAAATAAACGTGATTTTACATCACAACTTAAAAAACCAGGATTTAATTTTCAAGGAGATAATATCACATTATCATTAATTTGTAAAGTATTAAACGTAGATATAGTAATATTAGATGAAGATCTCAATATTACTGATTTAACAAATGGTGATAAACCACACCCCAAAATGATTTTACTATTTTTTGATCGTTCAAAACAACATTATAAAACACTTGGTTTACAAACAAAAAGAAAACGAGTTATAACAATATTTAAACGCGCACAACTACCAGAAGAAATAGAACGTTTTTTAGATAAACATAATTTTTATTTACATCATATTAAGGATATTTGTGCACAAGAACTTAAATGTGGAAAGCTTCAACTAAACAAGATTATGAAAGCTATAGAAGAGCGTATTCAAACTCATTTATCAAAACAAGATAAAATAACAATTATAAAAATTATTAGAATGATACTTGACAATGAAGATTTCTTTAATAAAATCAAATCTATATAAATCGTTATTTTTATATAAAGCTAATTATTATATAAAAACGAATGTGTGTTTATTAAAAATCACACTGTAAATCTATACCTATTCTACTACACATATTGTGTAACTTTAAAGTATCATATGATCTAATTAAATCATTATAACCACCAACAAATTCATTGTTTATTACTATAATAGGATACGAATGGTGATTGTAATAATTAAATAATTGATCTCTTTTCTTTTCATAATTTTTTTCATCAGGTTTTAACTTTATTTCTTTATATTGTAATTGTAATGTGTTTAAAAATGACCTAGCATTTTCACAATATTTACAACCAGGTTTTGAAAACATAACTATTTTGTTTTCCATCACTATATAAAATGAATAATAAAATATATTTCAACTATTATTTTTAAATATACTTATTTACTTTTCGATTTCCTTTTCGATTTTCTTTTAGACTTCTTTTTCGACTTCTTTTTCGACTTCTTTTTCGACTTACGTTGCGATGTTAAGCTGTATTTTTGATAGTGATTATGTACAAATGTAATATCTCGGTTTACTTTACGTGTAGATTCTGGATGTTTTCGCTTATTATATATTGATAAAACATTCAATCGTTTAATTATTTCAGAATAACTTGCTAATTTTCTACTTAATAAAAACTTTAATAATGATCTTCTCTTTTTTTCTGGTAAATCAATATGATATCCAAATAATCCACCACGTGTTGTAACAGGTATTCTTACTTTTGACTTGGATTTACTTTTACGTTTGGAAGTCCTACGCTTTCTAGATCTTTTTGAACTTGTTCGTTTTCTTGATCTTTTTGGTGTTTTCATTTATTATGTTATAACTTTAACTAATAAAAAAAATTTTTTATTAATATATAATATATATTAAAATGAAATTTGAAATTACATTTGAGCATTTGATAATGCTTGTAGCTATCTTATATATATTAATGTTTGTTATTAAAACAAAGGAACGTTTTGATCAAGCTCAGGAAAAACAAGAAGAAAAAAAACAAAAAATAGACAAAGCTTGTAGTCAACAGTCTATTAATTATGGATATTTACATTATGTTTTTAACTCACCAGCTGTACCTAGAAAATAATTTTATTGTATATATTATAAGGCAATGATAGTATTAGATTTTATATCATTAGTATTCATCCCATTTGTAATATATATGATAACAAACAATGTTACGACTACATTTTTGGTTTTATGTTTTTGTTTACGATTTTTAAACAGTCCAGACAAAAAAATAATAAAGGAAAACATACAAGAAAAAGTTTTTTACGCACCAAGTTCTGGTTATATTAGAGAAATAGTAACAGAAAATGAAAACACACGCGTTTCTTTATTCTTAAATATATTTGATAACCATACTCAATATATCCCCACACGTTCTAAACTTGTTTCCGTTGAAACATTTAGTGGTTTGTTTTTACCTGCGTTTTTAGAACATTCAGTTAATAATACAAGAGTTAAAACAACATTGTATAATCCAGATTTAAAATTTAAATATAGTATTACACAAATAACTGGATTATTAACAAGGAGAATTTTAAACTTTTTACAATCAGAATCTAAACAATATGACATTTTAAATCCTGGACATCGATTAGGATTTATTTTATTAGGTTCACGTGTAGATGTAATTATACCAAATAAAAATATACAACAAATTTTAGTAAAACCTGGTGATCATATCGAGGCTATGGAAAATCTTGTAATCGTAAAATAAGTTTATTTAAAAACAATTGAATTATAATATAATAACTTGTATTTAAAGATGTCTTCATCAAGAAAAGATTTTGAGATTTTTTTATATAAAAACAAGTTTAATCAAAAATCACTAATTGATATAGCAGGTAGTCTTTCAAATAAAACAATTACAAGCATTTTAAATGATTTAGTTCAACAAACAGAACCAGTAGACAATGATGAAAATACAATATATGTATTTACAGATGGTGGTTGTTCCAAAAATGGTAAAGCTAATAGTAAAGCTGGATATTCGGTTGTGTTTTCTATGGACGATGATTCAATCCTATATGAATTTAATACAACACGTTTGGTTGTAAAAGATCCAACTAATAACAAAGCTGAACTATCGGCTATAAGATATGTATTTAAAACTATTGTAGAAAACTCAGATTTATTCGAAAATAAAACAGTTATTGTATGTACAGACAGTATGTATTCAATTAACTGTCTAGAAAAATGGTATAAAGGATGGATTAAAAACGATTGGAAAAATGCAAAGGGTGAAGATGTAAAAAATCAAGATATTATTAAAAATATTTTAACATTTAAAGACAATATCAATTCGGATAACAAAAAAATAGAAATAAAATTCAATCACGTTTTTTCACATACTCAAGAACCAGATGATAAATCATCTTTTAAACATTTTCTTTGGAAGGGGAATAATATGGTAGACGAAAATATCAAGAAAATATTGAATTTATAAATACTTATTTAAAAATAAAACTTATTAAATAATTATTAATATGTCTAATTTATACGATTTTGTTAACATTATTGGTTATGGGTATGTAGGTGGAGCTATTGGTTATTTGTGTAAACAAAACAATGTACCATATTGTACATATGATGTTTTAAAAAAAGATGAAGTCGAATCAGTTAAAAATTTCAATGATATTTCTAGTTTAATTAAACATTCTGAAGATACAAATGAACATAACTTTTATTTTATTTGTGTACCTACACCTCCAAGGGATGACACTGGAGAATGCGATACATCAATTGTAGAACATGTATTAGACCAATTGTTTTGCGAGACTACACGTGCAACATCAGTTATTATTAAATCAACTGTAAAACCGGGTACATCAAGAATTTTAAACAACAAATATGGTAAAAGATTAAATATTGTATTTTGTCCAGAATTTTTAAAGGAAAAAACTTTTACAGAAGATATGTACAATGCAGATTTTTGTTTATTAGGAACTAACTGTGACGTTAGTACACGTAATTTAGTCGAGGATGTTATGAGAAGACTTTATTCTCACAAGACTATAGATGTTATTCATAAAAGTTATGAACAATGCGAATTATTTAAATATACTATCAACGTATTTTTGGCTGTAAAAGTATGGTATTTTAATGAAATAAATGAAGTATGTGATCGTTTTGGTGTAAATTATAATGATTTAAAAGATTTGTTTCATTTAGAACCACGTATTGGAGAATCTCACATTGATGTTCCTGGACACGATGGTTCTTTTGGGTTTGGTGGAAAATGTTTACCAAAAGAAACATTAGCATTATCACATTTACAACGTAGTTTAGGATTACCTAACAGAGTATTATCTGAAATTTTGGAACGTAATAATTATTTTAGAAAAATGTAATTGGTTAAATTTTAAGATGAATTTTATTAGTTTAAACACAAGATATTTTAACTAATATGAAGATTATAAATTTTACATTTTCTGAAGATTCTTTAATCGTGTATTTTGATGTAGAATTTAAACAAATAAACTATGTTAAAATGGAATCAAATGGTTATAGTAATCACGGGGTTTTAGAATGTGAAGAAATGGAGATAAAATATTCAAAAAAGAAAAACTTGTTAAAATTATTTACAAATAATACAAATAATACAAATAATACAAATAATACAAATAATATAATTATATTGTTAATTACCGTTTTTGATAATAAAGATGTATGTTATTCTTATTATATAAATCGGTTAGACAATAACAAGCCAGATGCTAATAATCACTTAGATACTAATAACAACTCAGATACGAATAATAATGAAAATACAATGAGTAATATGGATTTGATGGCACGTGGCTTTACAAAATTATTTAAGAATGAAGGTGAATTCCATATGAACGAAGATAAACCAACACCATTGTCCTTATCTATATTTCCTATAAAAAATCAAAATATTTTTGCAAATATTAAGAAGAAAGTTTAAGTTTAAATGGAACTAGAAAGATTATGTAAACGAGTTACAAACATTCCAAATAGTATTTCAAGAGCATATACAAAGGATATTACAAAAATTTTAGATGATATGTTTTTTGAATATGATATTGTTTATAAAGAAACTGATCAAAAGGTTAACAAAGATATTTTATTAAGAAAATTTTTATCAGTATTTGACAATTCACAAGATGAACAAAAAATATGCATTGGGGTTTCACAAAATGGTAATAAATGTTGTAGACGAGTACGCGAAGGATCTAATTATTGTAAAACACATCAATATTTAGAATACAAATCTCAAATTGTTGAAAAACAAAATAGCCAAGATGTTTTTGTTATTGAAAATTCAGATTTACCAAAATCATTAGATAAATTTAAAAATCATACTTGTATTCAAATTGATGGTACATTTTATTACGAAGATGATTCATTTGTTTACGATAAAAATACATTAGAAAGAGTTGGGTATAAAGAAGGGTCTAAATACGTATTAACAGACGATCCATTTGTTTTGTGTTTGTAATCAATTTAAAGATACGGTTTTTATATACATTATTAACAAAATGTGTTTATATAAAATTTTTTTAAATTTATGGATTTATTTCGGGGTTAGTTTAGCACATATATCGATGAGTTTTCCACCATCTAGAAGAAATCAGTTATCAGAATATTATAGAGAAAATGGATTAGTGAATTATAATTTAAGATCACCTTTAAATGTAGAACCTGATCGTTTTAGTTTTCCATGTAAAGGTTTTCCAAAGGGACCATCTGTTACAACATATGATACAAATACTATTACTGTAACTTTAGAAGGAACTGCTGTTCATGGGGGTGGTCATTGTCAATTTGGTATATCTTACGATGATAGAAATTTTGTAGTATTGAAAACAGTTGTTAGTAATTGTTTATTAGATTCTATGTCTTATTCATTTGATATTCCTGAAAATGCAAAAGGAGATGATGTTACTGTATTTTGGACGTGGATTAACAGAATAGGAAATAGAGAATATTATATGGAATGTGCTGATGTAACTGTTAATACTAATGGAAATAGTATAGATATAAGTGGTAAAGAATTATTAGTTGTAAATTTACCAGGATATCCTAATGTTCCAGAATGGGAAGTAGGAGCTGATTCAAGTGTAGACGGAAGAGACCTATTAAATTCAGTTGTAGATATCAAAGGAAAAAGTAACAAGAAAAATACAAAATTAAATAGACTAAAACAAATACCAAAACGACAGCATAAAAAGAAATTTGGACAACAGCATAACAATAAATTTGAACAACAGCGTATAGAAAAAGAAAAAGAAATTGAACAAGAACAAGAAATTGAACAAGAGAATTCTGGTAATAAGTGCAATTGTGTAACTGGTGAAATGAAATGTAATGGTAGCGGATTTGATACTTGTGTTAATAACTCTTGGATATACAGATCGTGTGCAAGTGGAACATCATGTAAAACATCTGGTGAGAGTATTGTTTGCGATTTTACATAAATTAATCGAAAATAATTTATTATAAATATTTTCGATTTGTTAAATATTAAATTTTAATTGTATAAATATTCCAATAAGTGTTTATATTTTTCTTCAATCGAAACTTTTTTAGATTTTGTTGTTGTCCAATCTTTTCCTGATTCTTTTTGTTTTGGATGTAATTTGGTACAACAAAACGCATCACCTTTATCTTTTGTTGCTTTTATATAATAACAATATTTAGGGATATCTTCTGCTTTAATTTTACAGTCGTCTGGTAAATTTGAACCTTTTGTATAAACTCTTTTCTTAGGTATATATTCTTTAACTGGTTCTTTAACTTCTTTTTCTTTATTTGGTTGTTGCTTTGTAATAACAATTTTCTCTTTTGGAATGTCATGCTTTTCTCTTTTTGTAATTTTACCCTCACATTTATAAATTTTAGGAATTTCAACATTATTTTTAAGATTGTATTCTGATATTCTTTTACAAGTGTCAATAAATTCATCTTCTGTTAAACTCCCTTTCATATAATTACATTCTCTACAACAACTTACACAATTTTTTATAATATACCCTATTTTATTGTCTTTTCTATCAATACCATTATTATGACTTTCAGAATTTTCTTTGTTACAATAATAACAATTTTCAAGTGTAAATTTTATAAATTGTTCTTTTGTTAAAACAAATTCTAAATCTTTTTCTGCTGCTCTAGAAAAATATCTATTATATGCTACAGAATTTGAATTAGGCCATATATCTTTATTTAAAGTTCCATTTCCACCAAATCTTTTTGAAATATGTTGACATCTTTTTATAAATGTTTCTGGGTCTAAACTACCTTTAATAAAATTACAATTTTTACAACAACTCACTGTATTCTTTTTTTCGTACGCACCCATACCATTCATTCTATCTATTCCATTTAGAGTTTTAATTGGTACTAAATTACAATAAAAACAATTTGATGTCATCATTTTATAACATATTTCATCACTTAAATCTTCATTCCAAATAATACATTTTTTCTGCGCTTGATGCTTTATAGCTCTAAACCTAGCTGCAAAATTTAATGTTTGCCATTGTGCTAAATGTTCTTTATTTTTGCTTCTCCAATTTTTAGCCATTTCTACATTATGTTTTAAATATTCTTCTTCATGTTCTTCTCTTTTCTTTTCACGATGTTTAATATAATATTTTTTTTCATTTTGTCTTTTATTTCTTTTTTCAATAATGTCAGGGAGTTTTTTTTGTTTAGCATCTTTCTCGCGACATTTTAAACATCTTTTAACAACATTACCATACTTTCCTATAAAATCTGATTGAATTCTATAACATTTACAGTTTGTACACTGAAATTTATCATCTTCTGCCATTTTAATATGATTTTTATTAAAATAGTTATTATTTTTTTCAATTTTAATTAGGAGGACTAGCAAAAATATTAAGCATACAGTCCGATCAATTGGAGTATGCAAGACCTCCCATACCGGCCATGATTCTGAGAACGTTGTAGTTAACAGCATAGACATGGAGGTTACCACCATCATCAGAACTGAGATGAAGAGTAGCGTTATCAATACGTGACATGTTTACTGTACCAGAAGGTTGATGTTGTTCTGGGTTAAGAGCAAATGAGTAAACATATACACCATCACCTGGGATACAAGTGTGATGTTGATATGGTTGAACCAAGTTAAAGTAAGATCCCTTTCTTTCAGAGAATCGGTCTTGGCCATTAAGTTGAAGTTTTGCTGTGTTAATAAGTTCATAATCACCAGCAGTAGCTCCAGCTTTCTCACCATTTCGAATAACCCAAATGAGTTCCTTGCAAGGGTGGTTCAAAGCAAGCTTGCTCTTATAAGCACCAGATGAAGCAGCTTCTGCTCCAGTAAATTGCAATTGTTCAATAAGGTATTCGTGTTGAACTTGAGCAAATTGACGACGTTCATCAGTATCAAGATAAATATAATCAACAAACAATGAAGCTTCAAGACTTGGTGTTTTAACTAAATCAGAAGAACCTGTCTTTACATAAAGATCAGCAAGAGCCTTGAAGCTAATGTTAAATTTAACTTCATGGTATTGAAGAGCAATTAAAGGAAGAGCAAGACCAGGATTTCTACAGAACCAGAATTGAAGAGGGATATACATGGTATATTCTCCAATTTCACCATCATCACCATCTTTGGCATCAGTCATTCCACCAACGTTACCAATCATATCGTTGTATCCAGATGACTTTTCAGAAGTCTGAGTAAGTTCATTCCAGATATTTAACCAAGTACCGTAATGTTTGTCAATAGTTTGACCACCAATTTCAATAGAAACTTCATCGATCAAATTATGTCCAAGATTTTGAACCCATTTAATCGTATTAGCTCCAGTTGCAGCTTTAATAGCTCCAACTTTTGCTTGAAGGTAGACCTTGTGAATAAGATCACCGTTGCGAGAAACAGTGCAAGAAACTTTTCGACCAAAGTCTACAGATCCGTTAAAGGTCTGTTCAATAGCTTCAATTGCAAAGTTAGTGTGTCGTCTGTATACGACTTTGAAAAAAGTAATTTGCTTTAATACCCTACCTTTCGGTATATTTAATTATACAATAAGTATAATAGGGAATAGACTATATCTTAAGAAAAGTGTATATCACTTTCCCCACTACCGTTTAGTCGTTGAACTGCATCCATATGTATTATATACACTTAGGACTTGGCTGCGTGCTTATCCATTTCAAGAATTTTAAATTCTATCATATATTGCCTTTTTACTATACCTCAGTTTATTCTGAGCCAGTAAATCTTTTCAAATTTACTTTAGTAGCAAATGATTTTACTAGTTGATTATCTAAACGAAAATAAAATTCGCTAAAATCTTTACTATTTTACAAATTTTACATAACATTTATTATACTATACATAAATATTTAAATCATTTTTTAATATCTTTAGGACGTCGCCGCAATTTGATAGTGTTGCAAATTAATCTATATATAAAATTAATTCACTAGCAGTTGAATTATTAATCAATAAATAATTAATATAGGACTCTTACAGATTTTTCTATAACATATCCTAATAGTTATAGCTGACCACTTTTCATCCCCATTTTATTAAGGATTACCTGTAAGGTAAATATCTTGCTTTTTCCCCTATATTTCTATAGGGGGCAGAGTACACCTTAAGAACTTTCAAGTTTGGTAAACTATCATAAAATTCCAATCTCCGTCTACTCGTTGAACCTTCATCTTTTATCTACCATAGATAAATATTCTAATGCTAAATTTAACTTTTCATCATCGGATAATTTTTTACTTAAAAAAGATTTATCTTTTAAAATAGGATGGTTACTAACTCTATAACCTGATTTACCAGAAGAATCATTGTATGATCTTAAATATTTAGGTAAATTATTGTCTTTATCTCTCTGTCTAATTCTTTTTTTGAGAGAATTACCCTTATTTTTACCTAACATAGATTCACTTCTTTTTATTTTTGTTTCTTCTGATTGCCTACTTTGTGATTTCCCAGTAGTTAAATTATAACCATTAGGTTTTAATGTATTATATTTAGATATATAATATTGTTCATAATAATCTAATTCGTCTATAGAACATTCTTTTAATAATTCTACTTTAAAAGCATCAGGATTATATTTTCTTATGGCATTATCTAGTAATCTACAAAAACCTTTATTTATTTTTGCTTCATAACAATGTTGACGCCATCTTTTTAAATAACCCCACTTTTTACCACTAGATAAAAATTTAACAGATTGTCCAATATATTTTTTATCGGATGGACTTGTTAAACAATATATATCACCCATAATATACATACATATAATACTTTATATTCATTTTTTAATAAAAGATGCTTGGCTGCGGATTGTCCAATCCTTAACATTTTTACCATTGGGTACGGCTATTAACCGTGGTCTTTCTATTATATCACTATATAGAAATGGTAGTTAAGGCTCTAAGGAGGTTCCCGCAATTTGGAGATTTTGCAAACTAAGAAGTATTATAATTCTTAATTTACTAGCCAGTTAAATAATGTGATAATAGGGTGGAATTTGATAAAAAAAACTATCACATCCGTATTTTATACTATTTTTCTTAAGAAGTGAATACGGAACTTCCTAAGTAGCTGACTCTTGGCACCCAAGATGTGGTTAAAGCGCCATAGGCAACTAATTGCATTAATCCACCACCCATTTTTTATTGTTTTTATAATATACAAAAAGAAAAAAAATTTTTATAAATAACTTAATAAATCGCATACGTATTTTATATACACACAATGTACAAAATATATGCTTGTATTTATCAAATATTTAACACATAACACACTTAACCCAAATTATAAATGAAATCTCCTAAACAATATTTCAATAAGATTTTATCACAATAAATTAATAATAAATATTGCAACTTTGCAAAATCAGTCGCTTCAGTTTCTGTATTTAATTCTACATTATCATTTTCCCTATATATAGATATATAACTTCTTTTATATGAAAAGTAAAAGTTTAAATGTATATTATGTGATAATTTTATGTCACTTGTATATACATAGGGTTTAACAGTGTAATTACAATATTTGTAATAATTCACCGGATGTGTCGCAATTATTTCATCACAATCACAACGTGTATTAATATTTTGCAATACATATGTTATTATATCATAATAAACAACTTCTGGCGATTTTAATTCACCAAATCCCAAATCAAATCGCATATATATCTATATTTGTATATTATATAAAAAAATGAAACGTTACCATATACTTTTTACAATTATTATCTATTCCATGTAACAATGATGTTTGACGAGTTTCGCTTATTACATCATAATCCGTTCTCATAAAAACAACTTCTGAATTCCCCATATTATTCAAACTAGATGTTATAACATTTTTTTTAAAAACTCGTTCATCTATAACTAAGTTTGAAAAAATTGTTTCTAAATTGTCAAATTCAACATCATTAAACATATCACTTGATAACAAAAAGATACATTTTTCTAAAGTATTTTCACTACTACACAAATTACTTTTAAAATAATATGTTTTAAAAAATGTATTAGTTATATTAATAGTCAACATTTTAAGAGAATTGTTCATCATATGTTTTTTAACAAAAAACAAAATATTCAATAAAATACAAATACTAGTATTTGACAAATTATTGAATCCATTAGTTTTAATACCACAATTTTGCAAATAAGTCACCAAACGTGATTTTGCAACATATCCAAACACAAAATAAAAATATTTATTAACAAATCGCAAAGTTGTTAAATTTTTATAATCCAAATAACTACCAATTTCACACAAAATTTCAGTCGGTAATTTATATAACATATACTATATTAAGAAAATAATTATAAACTACTAAAAACTTTTTCGATAAAAATTTGCATTTTATTTATAAATCATAAATAAATGAAAAGTGGTCTAGGGGCTACTCGAGTAATGACTGGATTATATGTATTACCACCTATAACAAAAAGATTAACTACAAGTTATGGGAAAACTATAGATGGTGAATTTATAGGAATACGTTATTACGATATACCACTAGATGTATCTAATGATATTTTAAAACGTATTATACCTGATAAATATAGGGGTTATTTTAACGTTTGTTGGTTTGAAATAAACAATGACTATATACCTCCACATATAGACAGTGATATAAATACAGTTATCAATATTTATGTTCAAACAAATACAGCAACTACTGTATTCTATAATACTAGATCAAATTCTAAATCAATAAAAGTAGATAACCAAACAAACGGTGCTGTTTACAACCCAGATGAATTAGATGAAATTGATAGTTTTACTGCAAAACCCTATGAAGCATGGATTTTAAATGTAAAGAAACCACACTCTGTTACAAGTCCATCAAATGGTATACGATCAGCTTATTGTATACAAACATCACATTTTTCATACAATGATTTGAAAAAAATGATAAAACGGTTTAAAAAACTTTAAAAAACGAATTTGCATAATCATTAACTAAAAATGTAATAAAAAAAGCAACCACTACATCCATACTGTAATGTGATCTAGTTATTGTTAATATTAAAGCGTGTACAGCATTAATTACAAAGAAATATATAAGATTATTAGTAGTTGGTCTAACTATGTTGTATTTAAATAACATTAATGTTATCAAAAACCCTAGAGCAAAATGTCCAGAAAACATTTTATCATAACACGTACCACCTATTGTCATGTTAAACAAACCTAAATTTTTGACTTCACATCCATTTTGTCTTGGTAAAATAGTTGAAGCCATAGTCAAACTTCTTATGATAACAATTAAACAAAATTTAATAACTAATTCTATTAAAAATGCACTTGATACTTTATCAAAATTAATAAAAATAGGTAACAAGAAAAACATCATAAACCAATTTTTTGTGTAATTGTATTGAGAATAATCAGTAGTATTATTATGAACTATATCATAAATTAATCCTTGATTATTCTCTTGTGTAAGTAGACCTTTGTCACTATAATGTGTGGTACCTGTTGTCCACACAAAACGTGTAGTAACAAAGTGTAACACAACTGCTAATGGTATTATATAATACATATTATTATATAACGTCATTTTATTTTTTATTAAATAACCAATTTAAAAATCCTTTTTGTACACTCATTTTCATTATTATAGAGCTAGATTTGTTTATTTTTTCCCAAGATAAATCAAACTGACCATACTCTTCCTTGACAGGATTTGTAACAATATCTCTTTTCATATCTTCATTCTTAATATATGTATTTTCTCTACAATTTATTACATCCATTACATTTGCAGAAACATCTGCATCATTAACTAAATCAATAACACATCTTGTCTCTTGTAAAAAATTATAAATTTCATTTACTGAACAACGTTCATTTTTATCTACTGTCATCATCTTATACATTATAGTTTTAAAGTCATCTCGTAACCCAATACGTCTTGTTATCTTTTTATTCATAATATCTTGAATATTTTCCAATTTATAAAATCTTTCCAAGTCATTTATATTTTTAATGTTTGAAAATGGTAACAAATTAAACATTAGTTCATAAATACATATCCCTAAACTCCATATATCTATTCGTTTATTGTATATCAAAACATTAGATTTTCTTGTTTGTTGTTTATACATAGTTATATTTTCCATTTTATTCATATTTAATATAATTTCCGGAGCCATATAGTAAGGAGTACCACATAATTTGTAATATTTTTTACACAATATGTCATCCCAATCAATATCTTTATTATTCATTCCACATAAATCATAACACGCAAAACCAAAATCTGAAATTTTAAATTCTATACCTTGATGAGTATGCTTTATTAAAACATTATGTAACTTTATATCTCTATGTATAATATTTTTATCATGTATGTATTTTAATCCATTTATAGTTTGATTTAAGAATTCATATAAAAAAGAGTTTGTAAATCCACCTGATGAATTCCTAAAACGTTCTGATGTTTGACTTTTTAAAAAATCATACACATCTCCTCCATTGCAATACTCCATTCTTAAATAATATATACCATTGTCCTTAGTATGTCCATAATATTTTATTATGTTAGGATGATCTAAAACAGATAATATTTCTATTTCACTTTCTATCAATTCTTGTAAACGTTGAAAATAATAATCTTGTTCAGTGTTAACAAGTTCACTTTCATTTTTATACGGTGTTATATTAACTTGTATATCACCTGTTTCATTTTTGTTTTTATTTACTCGTCTAACCGTACTACCACCTGTTCTTCTTATCATATAACTTTTTACCAACTCATTTATATTTATTTCTTTTATTATAAAGAATTCTTCATCGGATTCCATATTACCTATATGTAAAGGTATCTCATTTCTACACAAATACACGTTCGAAAACGATCCCTTACCAATATGTTTGATAACTTCATAGTCTCTAATACCTTGACTCATTCTATTATAGGCCACGAAAATAAATTTAACTTTTAACATTGTCAAAATATTCACAAGCTGCCTTATAACCCATATCAATTAAACCACGTTTTTCATCATCCGTTAATATAAAATTAATAGGTTGTGTTATTTTATATGCGTGTATACAAATTGTATGTTCTGTATACTTGTATGCTAAAGTAGTATCTCTTTCCTTGTTTGCAAACAAACAACCCATTAAATGTAAAAGATAACTTTCAAATGAATCTATATCGTAATTTATATCATCATCTTGAAATTCTCCCCTTGTAACAAGTTTACAACCAAGTACATTATCCATATTTTCATAGTCTTCATATAACTTTATAGGATAATTATTTAAAACTCCTCCATCAACATATATATTATTATTATACTTTTCTGCACAAAAAATAAACGGTATACTTGTAGACATACGTATAGCCTTTACAACCTTTAAATTAGGATTCTTTTTATAATCAAAAATTTCAACACCATATTTATTTACATTTGTTACAACCACCCTGAAATTAATACCGTATTTTAACCATATTTCACGTAAAGTAATATCTTTTGAAACATCCTTTTTTAATAAAAGTGATTCTATCCATGTTGTTATTAATTTACCATTATCCATACCATATTTTTCTAATAAATTCTTCATACGGAAATTTTTTAAACTATCAATTTCCATTGCCATAATTTCCTGATATAATTCATCATATGAATATCCTATTAAATACAATAATCCTACTAAACTACCTATAGAAACACAACACATTTCATTTATTTCAAATTTAACATCACCACTTTGTTTTAATTCATTTAAACGTTTTATAACACCAATATACGCTATACCCTTGACACCACCACCACTCAAAATTAATGTTTTTATTACACTTTTCATTGTTTTATCGTTTATTATCTTTTTACTAGAAAATAATAACAAATATATTACACAATCAATTACACAATCAATTACACAATCAATTACACAATCAATTACACAATCAATTACACAATCAATTACACAATCAATTACACAATCAATTACACAATCAATTA